CAAAGAAAGCGCAGTTGCGGATGAAATCCCTATAGTAAACGCGCTAACGCCGGTGTCGCCTTTGCCTTTATGGGCGCAAGTAGACGATCCGCATGAAATTGGTATTCGCCAACCTAAGCCCTATTCGCCCACTCGCAATGGCGGAAAAGGCGAACATACAAAAACGAAACAGATAAAACGGCGCGGTCTACACAGAACAACAAGGAATTTTTATCCACGAAGCCGGAAATAAATCTCGAACGTCGTGACTAATTTTCGGTCCAAACCATTTCTCGGGATAGCATACGATTTTTCCGGGGGTTTCATTAAAATAAGCTCCCCACCAACTAAACGTGCTATTTGCAATAATATTATCGTCGCAACAGCTCATGATTAATAATTGTTTCCAGTCCGGAATTTCATCGCCCGCTTTTGTAAAATGAATTTTGGGGTGTTTTTCCGATAATTTCACTATGATTTCAGAGACAACCTCATTATCTTCGGTTTGACAAAAATAGATTATATGTAAAGGGCGACCCGATTTTTTACGGATAATATAATCGAGCGCTTCTTCATAATATGTATAAGACATAAGAGGGTGACAATCTTGTATGTTTTTATAATCGCCGAGGCGAAAGTGCATAGAAATATTATTGGAATGGTTCAAAATTAGATTTGAGTAATCGATGGATGCCTGTGCTCTTTGAGACCGCATACGTATCATTTGAAATAACGTATCCCTTTTTTCGTGAAAATATTTATAGCTTTGAAAATAACCAGCAAGGCAAAGTTTTTCGGTCAAAGGGTAATGTGGAATTTCAGTATACGTAAACCCTTCTTCTTTTTGAATTTGAAACCCTTTTACCAAAAGAACGTGGATGTTCGTATCTAAATTTCTATCCGTGAATATATTTAATGAAAAAAGAAATGTATCCCAATAGGTAGGACGAACCGTTCCAATCGTAAGAAAATCGGTTTTTGAGAACTTAATCCTTCTTTTTGTATTGATGCCGTAAGCCATCGTGGTGAAAATTTGAAATAGTTGATTTCCGAGTCCCCCCATAAGAGGACAAGTTACGATGTTATCTGTGGACATTTTTATAGTAATTCGCTTATTGTTTCTAATATATTTTATTTCACAATAAAATATATTTGTATTTGGCCCCGTAAACTTTGGCCCATTAAGCCATTCCAAACTTATCTTTAATAATACTCGATTTACTCGGGCCCTGTTTCTTTTCGCTCTCGCGCTTTACTTTATAAACACCGCCGCGATTACTTTGCGTGTTTGTTCCTCCATAAATATTAATAATAAAATCTTCACTATCTTCATGAAGTTCCGGTAGTATTCTCGTCATTGGTTTATCTATTACTAGTAACATATGTTCTGTTTTCAATAATTTTCTATATTCTTGAATCGTAAGGTTCCCATAAAATTTATCTAACAAATAATACGGGTTTGGCGCCGGTTTAATATTCTTCTTATAATTATAGACCTTACTATAAATCTGATTCAATAAATGATATCTCTCAAATTTGGTAGAATCGTCAATGTTTTCTTTCATGAGATACGCAACCGCGCATTCCGGTCTACAAAATGAACCGTATCCAAAAATTTCTTTATCCATTTCGTGTTTGGGAATATAACACGACGGATTATCATATTCGTACGTACACCAAAAACAGGCGGACTTCTTTTCGTGATTCGCGTTTTTATACATCTGAATCTTTAATTTCTTAAGCTTGGTATTAATATCTTTAATATTCATTTCGTCGTTTTCTGGTTCGGATAAATTTAAACTACATATTTGACATACGCCAGATTCTTGTGTAACCGTTGTCGGTTTTTGTATGAATTCGCCGTACGCCAAATCGCCGCTTTGGTCCTTTTCCGTATCATAAACGGAAAACAAAGCGCCTTCCTTTTTATTATAGGTAAGAATATTTGGTGGGACCGCGGGATTATAAATAAGCGGGTCGGTTACCAAATTTTTAATGTTATCATTATGCGTGGTCAAATCTTGCATGGAACACTTTAAATGCAAAATGATATTCGAAATAGAAGGTTGCGCGGAAACAAGATCGGATTGTTTCATTACTAATTTTCCGCCCTTCGGCTTTCTCCCGCGTTTTTTTGCTACGGGTTCTGTTTTGTTTTCTTGAATCGAGACGATAATGTTTTCAGGTGTATCGTTTTGAACGGGCTCAACGATTTCTTTCTTCTTTCTGCCTCTCTTTTTTGGTAAGGGTTCTACGATCGCGTCGGGGTTCATAAAAAACTATAGTTTATGTGAAGAATGGCCCATTTATTTTATATCCTTTTTTAAAATAGTTTTACGCATTCGATGAAATATAACAGCCCCTACATAGTGGAACATAGTTATGAGAACCTATACTCACCTGGCCCTTTTCATCACTTACGCGATGTGAAAACAGAGCCCGCTTTCCATTCCGACACTTCGAACATAGCGATTTTAGCTTCACAACATTATCGCAATAGGGAAGCAAATCCAACATTTGGCCAAACTTATTGCGCAGAAAATCGCCGTCTAAACCACAAATATAAACGGTTTTATTTTCCCTCTCTACCATATCAATAACTGTTTCTTTCAAATCGGAAAAGAATTGTCCCTCATTAATCAAAATAACATCGGAATTATGAATTTGCGCGTAATGCTTGTTTCCGCTATTCGTCCACATATCATTGATATTAATGGCGAGAACGCAAGGAATCATCTTATGATCGTGCGTGGAAAGCATGGTTTCGTGATAACGTTTATCCTCTGCGTAATTAATGACCATGATACGTTTTTGAATATAAGAATAGTGGTTATAAATTTCTAAGATGCGCGTGGTTTTTCCCGAAAACATTGGACCCAGAATAAGCTCTAGATACCCCTCTTCTGTTGTATACTGTGCGTTGATCATGATTCGTTTGTTGGTTGTTTTATTATTGAATTAACAAAGTCAATTTTTATTTTACTTTATCCCGAAATTATTTATAATAGAAAATTCGTATAAACAAACCGACCTTATAGTAATAAAATGACCAGTAAAAAAGAAAATATTCCATGGGTGGAAAAGTACCGACCCACCAATTTCGATGATATTGTGCTCTCCGAAATGAATCGCGATATTTTTAAAAACATATTAGAAATGCGTTATTTTCCGAATCTATTATTCTATGGTCCACCGGGAACAGGAAAAACAACCACGATTATTAATATTATTAATGAATATCAACGCAAATACGGTGAAACAAATAAAGGATCAGTCATTCATTTGAACGCATCAGATGAACGAGGAATCGATATTATTCGTAATCAAATCTATCAATTTGTGAAATCAAAAAACTTCTTCGAAAAGGGGGTAAAATTCGTTATTTTAGACGAGGTTGATTATATGACGAAGAATGCACAGCAAGCATTAAAATATCTATTACAATCCTATTGTTATAATGTGCGTTTTTGCCTGATTTGTAACTATATCAGTAAAATCGACGAATCACTAAAAAATGAGTTTATATGTATTCGTTTTAATCAATTACCGAAACAGGATATCTATAAGTTTATTAAAAACATTACATTGTCCGAGAACTTGACGTTATCTGATAAGGTTATTGATACTATACAAAATAATTATAATTCCGACATACGTAGTATGATTAACTTCATACAATTGAACCAAAACATCACGGATTGGGAAGAAAATATAATCACCGACGAAATTTGGGAAACCATTTATACAATTTTAGAAGAGCCAGACCATTTTAAACGTCTTATTGAATATATACACGAAATTAGTATTCAGTATAATACGGATAAAAAAAATATATTGAAATCCTATTATCAGTATATCCTTCGAAACAAAAAAAACGTCATCACGCCGGAATATCTAAAAAAAGTAGAATCCATTATGCATTTCCGCGGAACAAACGTTGAGCATATACTCATTTATTTTTCGACCCCTTAAAAATTGATTTATCAAATGAACATAAAGAAATACACGCAAACGAACTATCCGCAAATGAATTTGGCACAATATGATTTAGATGACGAATGGGATAATTTTATTCATCATAGAGAAGATTCCAGTGTTGCCATAGAGGCCGCGGCTTCTTCTGGAACAGAAGCACCAGAATGCGACGACTTATATATATCCACAAAAACAAAGGTACTCTTTCTTAATCAAAAAATAGATATTCATGAAGTATTTTGGAAAATTCCTGTTCTTCCTTATTGGGAAGCGAAACCGGGGGTCGTTAAAAAGCAAATGAAAATTGTATCAAAGACGCCAGAAGAATTTGAGCAATATAAGGCGCGACTCGCAAATATCCCGTATTATACAGAAAACATCATAAAGCAAATTGATAATCCAACGGCCCGTCGTATGAAATTCAAGGATGAACGAAAAATCACCATTGGCGTTTCGAAAAAAGATATCATGAATTGTCGGGGTAAGGTGAAAAATGCGTTTTATAATTGTTTTGCCATTATTGTTCGTTTTCCCTACGACGGAATATTTCGCGAAATTCATGTTAAAATATTCAATACAGGAAAGCTCGAAATTCCGGGAATCTTAAATGCGGATTTTCTAGATATCATTAAAAAGCGTATTATTGATTATATTCAACCTCATGTTGACGCCACACTAGATTATATTGAAAATTTGGAAAACGATAGCGTATTAATCAACTCGAATTTTAACTGCGGGTTTTATATTCAACGCGAACGTCTACACGCGATCCTTCGTAGTGAAAAGTATAGAATCGAAAGTTCATACGATCCGTGTAGTTATCCGGGCGTGAAGTGTAAATTTTATTTTAATCATGAGATCGGATTTGATGCCGAAAAACAGAATGGCCAAATTATCGAAGAGGACAGAAATATGAAGATGAGCGAATTGTGCGAAACGAAAAAATATACGGAGGTTTCTTTTATGATTTTCCGCACGGGAAGTTGTCTTATCGTAGGAAATTGTAGCGAAAAGATTCTTATGTTCATTTTCGATTTCATCAAGAATATTTTGAAAGAGGAGTACGCCAATATTTCAGTAGATAATGATAAACATTTGGTAAAGGTGAAAAAGACAAAGCTTCGTAAGAAGACGATTTTGATATCACCTCATAATCTTGAATGTGCCGCAAAATAAATATTTAATGATTCAAAATAATCATACTTTTTTATGTATGATTATTATACGGTTAACCATTTCACTAAATCTTTTGTACTCGAATCTTGCATCATATTATTAAAGGTATCCGATTCAGTATAGCATTTTATAAAGATAAGTTCGTGTTTATTCAAAGACGTTGATTTGCGTTTTTGCGCTTTTTTGGATAATTCGCTAATGATATCTTCATATTTTACGAATGTCATATCTGTTTTGTTTTGTAATACTTCTAAATAAGGCGCAACAGATTTCAAAATATCAAAATTGCCAACATATTTATCTAAGATTTGCGATAGATAAAATCGATTTTCATAAGTCATTTTTTCATTATTCCAAAAGAAGACCACGTTCATATAATGAAAAATGTCATTCATGAACGTTTTCATTTCACCGTCTTCCATGAGTACTGAATTATCGTGAATCGTCATTAAGTTATTTATGCTCTCGGAGGAAGATTCTTTATCATATACTTCGCATACGGTTTTTTTATAAACAAACAAAACAGCGTCCATATGATTCAACGAGGATAGTAAATCCGAAGCGCGGACCTGTTCCATGTACTCTAAATAAAAATAAAATGCCTGTTTGGAATATAAATACGCAGTATCTATGTTTTTAGTTTTAAGTAAAATCATTTCAAACGTTCTATGAATAGCGGTTAGACCTATAATAAGCGTGGAATTTACAGACGCTAAATTTCTTATCGTATCCGATTTATTTATCGTTACGAAATATTCTTTTATTACCGAAATATATTTCGAAAAAATAAGGTCCCGCGTTTGTTTCGAATTTGGCATGTTATATATATATCCTATTTTTTGTTGGGACAAATATATATTTTTTACATAAACAGATTTAAAGTATAATAATAAGTATATTTATTAGTGATAATGAGCACAACAACGAATCCTCCCGCGACCGCAAGCGGATATCGTTTACCCGAAAATAATACTCTCCAGCATGCTGTCAAATTATCTATTGTTGAAGATAAACCCATTATGATGGATTATTGGACCAGTTCTCTCGATAAGACCGTTCTTATTGGTGTGAAGGAGAACCAGGAGAAGCTCCTTGTGAAGAGCGAGGAAGAGTACACCAGTCCTGTTTCCAAGATTTATAAGGTAGGAAAGGAATATATTATCATCACGGAGAATTCAATTTATATTGTCGACGTGGAAATTCCCACCAAGAGAATTAGCTCGTAATAAATTTGAAGCGATAAACTATTCAAATTTATTTTTAGGTATCCGCAGTAAAAATAAAAAATTGAAATCTGATTTAATTCGTAAAACAATGTAATTTTACAAGGAAATGGCAGCACTCGTTCAAGCTCTCGACTCGTTCACTCCGGTTCGCTCTGGTGAGAATGGACACGATGAACTCGATTGGTCGAATGATATCGAGGAGAAAATCGTCCAGTTCGATTATCAGTGCGTCCGTAGCGATTCAGCCGGTCTCGAATCTCTTTCTCTTATTCTTGATTCATTGCTTTCTCGGCTTTCGGTCAAGACATCTAATGTGGTGTCTGAGAAAAAGCGTAAGGACTCGCTCGTTATCCTTTATAAGATTATTGGAAAGACGCGAGATATTGAGGGTGGAAAGGGAGAATATGCTATTTCATTCATGATGATTTGGACCTGGTTTCAATACTTTCCTCTCATGGCCGAGTTCGCATTGGCGCTTTTCGTAGTTCCTCCCGCTTCTCTACAAATAAAGAATCGTGAAAGGTTTAGTTTTGTTTGTGGTACCGGGGACGTAACCGTTCCTTACGGCTCTTGGAAAGACATGAAGTATTTCTGTGATTACGTTCGCAATAAGTGTGGCTCTGAGAACCACCGTCTGATTGACGTTTGTGTGCATTACACGAATAGTCAGCTTAGAGCCGATGACTTGGATTATGAAGACCATATTGATAGTGCAAATCTTTCATTGGTCGCAAAATGGATTCCTCGCGAGAAGTCGAAGTTCGGATGGCTGCATAAAAAGCTCGCTATTGCTTACTTTCCTGATTATATGAGAACTGCCGAATCAAGCACAATGAAAAATTCTATAGGAAGAGCCGA